CAACAGTGTCATAGCCAAGAAGAAACTAGAGGAACAAGAGAAACAAATACGAGAACTGATTGTTTGGTCTTACGGTGTTGAGACTTACCAAGAGATGATAATGCTCAGACGTAAGATCAAAGCACAGAGGGAAGAGGTAATCTACAAACAACGCAAGAGGCAACGTATGTTACTAGACGGTATCTTGTTGTCTATCGCCGCTGCTGTAACAGCCGGGATCATCTACGGTACAGTAGCAATTATTAAGGGTGCATGAGGATGGCGGATCAAGGGATGAAAGAGGTAATGGATACGGTTTCCGTAGCAACAGGTGTTGGTGCTTTGGCTGGCGTACTGCCTTCCTTGGCTGCGTTGTTTACACTGGTGTGGACAGGTATACGTATCTGGGAAACAGACACAGTGCAAGGCTGGCGTAACAGGAGTAAGTCGTAGGTGTGGCAAGCACTCATTAGTCCTATTGCTGGACTCGCTAAGACTTGGCTGAGTAACCGTCACGAGCAGTCACAAGCAAAACACCAAGCCACAATGCAGGTAATACAGAACACTGCTACGTGGGAACAACACATGGCACAGGCTAGTGCGTCCTCGTGGAAAGACGAGTGGTTCACAGTAGTCCTGAGTGCGCCTGTAATAGCAATTATGTGGGGCGTAGGTATGAACGATCTTGATATCATTGGTCGCGTAGGTATGGCCTTTGCAGAGCTAGACAGGTTACCTGAGTGGTATCAATATCTTTTGTACGTTGCAGTCACAGCCAGCTTTGGCATACGTGGTGCTGACAAGCTGATGCAGCTTAAGGGCGGTAAGTAACCTATGGCTAGAAGACCAATGTCAGATGAGTTTGAGGAGGTTGGCCCAGAGGCTATTTCTCCTATTCCTCCTCTATTAACTGGCGTAGGTGACAAAGCCTTTAAGACGCCTACTACCAGTTACGGTGGCGGCGAAGAGCAACCTAATCCTGCCCTAGCAAAAATAAAAGAGTGGAACGAACTAAAGGAAGCCTACGAGAACGGTGAGGCAACCCTGCGTGATCTTCAGAACTTTGATCCCGGTGTTCTGTCCAGTAACGAAACTTGGATGGGCCAATACAACGACTTTGTTACGCAGGAATCACAAGCGCCTAAAACTTGGGAAGAAATAGAAGAAATCTTAAGGCGCAACGGGTACTCTGATGATGAAATACAAGAAGTCAAAGATTCTATCAGGCCGCCCGGAGGTGAGTTTCAAGGTAGTTTAGTTCTACCCGGAATACTAAGTGAATTAGGTTACGAAGGGGGAGATTGGTGGGACGTAAGGCCTGTTTCTGGTACTCCTTGTGATGCTGACGGTTTTTTTGGAACTTACGACGAAGACGGTAACTGTGTTTCTACAGGCATAGAAGGTAAAGAAGGAGATCCCTGTGGAGTAGGAGGTACTCGTGACAAATACGGTGTTTGTCAAGGAGAAGACACTGGTGACGAAGGTGCTGACGAAGGCACTGATGAAGAAACACCAGACTGCACAGTTGTTACTCAAGAAAACGCAGAAGAGTGTGGCTACGAAATAACCAGCGACGGTCAGTTAATTCCTGTAGATCCTAACTTACCTAATAACTATGTCTCTTGTGGCGATAACATATTTGTAGAGGAAGGTACTGAGTGTCCTGAAACTCCTGAAACTTTAGAAGACCTCATAGGAGAATTTGGAGAAGCCGCTGTAGATACAGCACAACAAGTATACGATTACATCGAAGACAAAATAGGGGAAATAAAAGATGACCCCTTAGGTGTTTTACGGGAAATACTCACTGGCGGTGTTTTGAGTGGTGATGAAAGATGCTGGGAAGGGGATATGCAGTCTTGTGACACTGCTAACCCCGATGATGGCGATATTTGTTGGAAAGACTGTGTAAACATTGTAGGCGTACTAGGAATACCCGGAATACCTCTGCCTCCCGGTATTGGTGATTTTGGAACTGTTAGAGATTTAGAAGACTTCCTAAAAGGCATCGGTAAAGACATCGGTGAATTTATAGAAGATCCAGCAGGGGCAATAGAAGGTTGGATTGAAAGAATCATTGATAAAATTAAAGGAGTCTTTGATTCTACTACGGACGATGCCAGCGCTATCATTGACTGGCTAAAAGGAATCTTCGGTGCTTCTGTTGGTGCTTGGGTCTGGGGACAAATAGAAGAAGAAGTAACCGATACAGTTTTTCCTAATTTACAGCCTTACGGCATGTGTCCTGATGGAGAAACACCAAAAACAGGGCCAACAAACGAAGGATGCCCAGAACCTGCTGTTCGTTGCTGGGACGGAACGTTAGTATACAAAAAAGAGGAATGTACTGAAGATACTAGAGTTGACTGCTCTAGTTTCAACAGGAACGGAGGCAAAGCCGAAAGTAAAGAAGGGTGCGGCCCTTGTCTGCCTTCTTACACAGAAGACGAAGACGGAAACTGTGTCCCTTGGGAAGACTCTGGGTCAACCGCAGAACAATGTGCCGCAGAAAACAGAGTTCACGTACCTAGTACTGGAGCAGGGACTGACAGCGCCTGTGGTGGATGTTTGCCAGATTTTGAACTTAACGAAACTGGAGAGTGTGTTGCTAGTCCTATTAAGTGCGAAGGAAATCAAGTACTAAACGAAACCACTGGTGAGTGCGAAGACCCACCTCCAGACTGTACTCCGGGAGGCCCGTGTAAAGACGAAACAGGAGCAAGTGGTACTTACGACGACAACTGTGACTGTATAGCAGACTGGATAAACTCTGGCCCTTCTGAGCAGGACTGTGCCGCACTAGGCAAAACTCACGTACCTGCTGATGAAGCTACACAGACTGCTAGTTCTTGTGGAGCCTGTGAACAAGAAGGGTGGACTGATACAGGGGCCAGTGGAGAGTGTGTAGACGCTAGAGTTGAGTGCTGGGACGGGTCTAAGGCAGCCTCTTTAGAAGCTTGTCCTGAAGACACTAGGGTTGACTGCTGGGATGGAGCTAAGGCTAATTCTTTAGAGGAGTGCTCAGAAGACACTAGGGTTGAGTGCTGGGATGGTTCTTTAGCAACGTCTTTAGAAGCTTGTCCTGAAGACACTAGGGTTGACTGTTGGGATGGGTCTAAGGCTGAGTCTCAAGAACAGTGCCCTGTTAAACCTTGGGAAAACACTGGCCCAACAGAAGAAGACTGTGCTAACAAAGGTAAAACATTTATTCCCTCAGACCCAGAGAGTCAGACTCCAAGCTCCTGTGGTGACGACATTGTTCTTCCTTGGGAAGACACAGGAAAAACACCAGAGCAGTGTGAAGCAGAAGGAAAACTCTTTATAGCAGGAGATCCAGAAACTCAGACTCCAAGCTCCTGTGGAAAGTGTAGTAATCCTGAGTACATAGATTACGGTAACGGGTGTGAGCCTGAAAGAAAAACGGAAGAAGAACCTGAAGAAGAAACTGTTGAACTCAGTGAGTGTGAAAAAGACCCCGAAAGTTACGAGTGTCTAGGGCAAGAAGAGTTCTGTAATAGACCAGAAAACAAGGATGACGAGAGGTGTGCCCCTGTAGTAGTTGAGCCTCCAGTAGAACAGCCTCCAGTAGAAGAAGGAGAGTGTAACGACTGTACTTGTGAGGAGTACAGAAATGATCCAGCAAATCAACTGGAGTGCTTCGGTACTGACTTAGTAGAGTGTCCAGAAGATACACCTAATGCTGGTCAACTTGTTGCTAATTTATCTGAGTGTGGGACTTTTACTACTTTTGAACCGTGTGACCAACAAAACAGAGTAGAAAACGAAGATGGATCCTGTGGCGAGTGTAAGCCGGGATACACAGAAGATACAGAAGGGTTTGACCAGTGTATACCAGCACCTGCTGACTGTAACGACTGTAGCTGTGCGGAGTACGCTACCGCCAACCCAGAGGAGTGTGGTACGGAAACAACTACTCCTGCTCCTAGTGCTGGCGGCGGCGGCGGTGGAGGCGGCGGTGGAGGAATGTTTGACATTAAGCCTATTACAATTTCAGCAGACCCACAACTCTTGTCTAGGGCGGAGTTTCCAATTACAGATTTCTTAGCTGGCTTATTTACTGGCTCTGGAGGCGGTAGAGCATGACATATTTAAACTTAGTAAACAACGTCCTCAGACGCTTACGTGAAGACGAAGTATCCAGCGTCACTGACAACACCTACAGCAAGATGGTAGGTGACTTTGTTAACGACGCTAAGAAGATGGTAGAGGACGCTTGGGATTGGTCAGCACTTAGGACTACTCTGACGGTAACTACGTCTT